TCAGTCCTCTTCCTCTTCTTCGCTTCCGTCCACAAGCCCGATCAGCCTCGCCTCGCGGCTGCCGGCCAGGTCGTTGAAGCCGTCGGAGATGATGCTTTGCAGCACGTCTTCGACTTCGGAGGCCCGGGACGGGTCGCCTCCGGCGGCGAGGACGGCGGCGGCGGTGCGGACGCTGGCGTGGTGGCGCAGGTTGTCGCGCAGCAGCACCAGGATGGCGGCGGACTGGTCGGTGGCGTCGACTTTCAGGACCCATTTCGCGTCCTCTTTTCGGTTGGCGAGCTTTTTCGCCTCGATATCAATTTCAAGCTTCTCGATCTCCAGCGAGTCCTTGCGGGCCTGGCGGGCTTCGGCGGTCGCGATCCTTTTGTGATCGACATCGAGGGTGGTGGCGTACTCGAGCAGCGCGGCAAGGGAAACACGGCCCTGATAGACTTTGACTTTGCCGTTGTTCCAGTCGCTAGAGAACTTGCCGGAGGAAACCTTGTAACCCTTGGCGACCAGGTAATCCCGCGCGTCTTTCTGCCGGTCGAACTGCTGGGGGTCGGTCGGGGCGGCTTCGTCTGGAAAGTACGCGGGGAACAGGCGTTCGACGCATTCGCGCAGGGCCTCCTTGGCGGCCTGCCAGTCCTTGAGGTGGGCGGCGGTGGGGCTGGTATTGTAGGTGGTCATCCGCTGGACCATGCCGTTATTGAGCATGACGAGCTCCCTTTTGTCGCCCGTGGATGTCACCTGAGAGAGTTTTTCGACTTTGTCAAACATGGGGTGACTCGCCTGTTAAAGTAAAATCGAGTTAAAAAGGGCCTGCACCGGTCTTTTGACGATTCCAACGGCGACCACGATCCGTACCCCTACATGATGTGATCTGTGCCGGACAGCGGGACGCTCCCGCCCTTGGGCCCATGGGAAACGATCATCACGCCACCAGATCCAGGGGCGACCGGACGCCTGAAGCCTGCCCGATGACGTGGGTGTACACTTGCGTGGTGCGCACATCCTTGTGGCCGAGCAGCTCCTGAACGGTGCGGATGTCGGAACCGGCCTCGAGCAGGTGCGTGGCGAAGCTGTGCCGGAAGGTGTGGCATCCGGCGGGCTTGGCGATACCGGCGCGGTGGATGGCGCGCTTGACGGCTTTTTGCAGGGCGCTATCGTGCAGGTGGTGGCGGCGTTTTTCAGTCCCGGGGGCCGGGTGCCGGGTCCCGAGTCGGTCGCGTGTCCAGGCGGTGGGGGCGGAGGCCGGAAAGACGTACTGCCAGCCCCACTGCAGGGGGGCCTGGGGATACTTGCGGACAAGGGCTTCGTCCATGCTGGCGCCGATGCCGGCGGCGAAATCGCGCTGGTGGATCTGGCGGACTTCATCCAGGTGCTGCTGGAGGGCGAAAACGAGGGATCCTGGCAGGCAGGTGATGCGGTCCTTGTCGCCCTTGCCGCGGCGCACGGTGATCGTGCGCCGGTCGAAGTCGACATCCTTGACCCGCAGACGCAGGCACTCGGAGATCCGCAGGCCCGAGCCGTAGAGCAGTGAGGCCATCAGCCAGAAGGTATCGGAGAGCTGATCGAGCACGGCGGCGACCTCCTGGCGGGTGAAGACGACGGGGATCCGCCTGGATCGCTTGGCCCGGATGGCGTCGATGTCGCCGAGGGGCGTTTCGAGAACGTGTCCGTAGAGAAAAATGAGCGCATTCATGGCCTGGTTCTGTGTGGAGGCACTGACGCGCTTTTGTACCGCCAGCCAGGAGAGAAACGCCGTGACCTCCAGCGCGCCGGTTTCGGCTTTGCCCGCCTGGACGCGCTCGGCATGAAAGGCGATGTACCGACGCGCCCAGCCGACATAGGTCTTTTCGGTGGCTAGGCTGTAATGCTTGAGCCGTATTTTCTCGCGGAGCTTGTCGATAATTTGTTGATTTGTCATAGTTATACCCCCTCTCAGCTGCGCGATATCCCGCCATTGTGGCGGGGGATCACTGGTTATATTACTTCTTTGATTCGTTCCCTAAGTTCTTCTTTCAGCGCAAAGGTTCCTGTCTTCGAGTGCTGAGTAAGGTCGTACATCCTAATGTCTGCCAACAAACTCCTCACCCTGTAGTTCTCTGCCTCTAGCGATGCTAAATGGGTGCTCATCTCACATGGCCATTCTCCGTCAGTACATTCTCTTTTGGGTGGCATAAATTACCCCGTAATATAACCATCACATCCACTTGACCAGAAGGATGTTTATTTAATATTGGCCAGTCTGGTGGCTGGCAAGTGATGCAGGACGTTATAAATTCTTGGCGCAAAAGCACCGCTTTAACCACCTTGGCAGTAATGGCCGCCGCAGTTTTTCCAAACAGGCGCAGTATTCATCAAAGGCAGCGCGCCGTTCTTCCGCAGTGGCGTCTTTGCTAATCGGTATGATCGGCGGCATTATCATTTTCCACCCCTCCGGTTCCATTCTTTCGCCGCTGGTTCTTCGTCCAACCCCTTCGGGCCATATCCGCCGCAGGTTACGCACATCACGTAATAAAACAGTTCGTCGGCAGGTAGCTGCTCCAACTCGCCAATCCGTTGAATCCCAGCGTCAGCATCATTCGTAATCTGCAACTCGTCGTCGTTGCCACAGAACGGACATGGTTTTAGTTTCATTGGTTCAGCCCTCCATTTCCAATTTTATTCTATCCGCCAGAAACAATGCGCGCCGCACGCTAGTAATCGCATCGGCCTGTTCTTCAATTCTAGTTTTCTGCGAAATCATCACCTCTAAAGCCAACCTCAAAGCCTTATACATTGCCGGTGCAGCTGCTATAAGCAAGGCGTTATCCAAACTTTGGTAAACCTCAGCAACAAGCTTGCCGCTGTCCCGCTCAGACACTTGTGAATAAGGGGCACCATTTTTGTAATTTACCAACCAGGCCGGAATCAACGGCCCCCGTTCACAGACGTCACAAATGTTCCCATTCGGCACGCCGTGGGCACATTTGTTGTCGCCGGTCTTTAAGTGCTTTTCCGCGAACTCTGCAAACGGCATATCCATATCTATAGTCATTTTTGTATCTCCCTTATCGCCCTTCGGGCGAGCGCCAAAAATTTATAACCAGTCGATCAACGGCGGACGGGGTGAAACAGCGGCGATCCTCGAAAAGTGTCTACCAGGCCGCTCTGCGTTGGCCCGCCCGTTATCTCTAGCGTTATGCCTCTTGGTTTTTCCCGGTGTCAGCGTTTTCAATTAAATCCCGCCAGTATTCAAGTTCGCTGGCATCCCAATCGCTTGTGTCATATCTTGATTTGATTTCCAACAGCCCCTCTTTTTCGGTTGGCCATATTTCTGCCCCGAAACCGCCGTCGTTATCGTCTATAAGTTTTACGATAGTTTCTTCATTTTTGATTTGTTCCATGTCACGTTCGCAGCAGGTCGTGTACCAATATCCGATCTTTGGTCTGTCACCATTTTTGAGCATGTCCTTGAGCAGCATACTTTCCTCCATGTCTGGCATAACCAGCGTAATGCAGCGGACGGAACAACGCTGGTGGTTATTATTCAGCGGCTATCCGCCGTCCGCTGACCTCAAGCGTTACCTTGCCACCCACCTCTGCCACTCTCGTTCTGCTTTCGACCGGGTGTAATACGAACCCTCCGGCCCTGCATGGCACTCGCTGCACATCATCGCCCACCAGTAGTGGGTTTTGTCCTGGCTTTCCATCCTTGTTGCCACTGCCATCCCGCCGCATTGGCAAGGTAACAAATCGCTCAACGGCGGACTTGCTACGCAAGTCGCGCTCGTCTCGCTCTGCTCTTTTTGGTCATTCTGCTTTTCCATGGTTTTTACTCCTCGGGCCGCAAGCCCGTTAGCTAATCGTTATGTGTCGATCAAATCCCGAACGGCATCGCACAAGTCGCAGCCGCAGTCATCATATCCGCCACCATGCTCATCGCTGGTCAGTACAGCGGCAGATATCAATGGCTCCAAAAACTCAGCCACCTTGTCAACAGCATGGGCCGCTTCGCTCGTCATCATCTTCCCAATAAAATGTTTGTCGGCTTCGCGCTTTAGCCTGTTCGCCAAATATCCCTTTTCCATAGTTTCCTCCGGTGACACATAACCAGCGTAATGCAGCGGACGGAACAACGCTGGTGGTTATTATTCAGCGGCTATCCGCCGTCCGCTGACCTCAAGCGTTCTCACTCCCATCGCCTCGGGTGGCACTCCAGGGGATCGGTCACACCCATGGCTCTCAATCCAATTTTGTAGTTGGGGTGACTCCTGCGCGCATCCCCGTCTCCGCCTCGCTCCAGCAGTTGTCACAGCCGCCGGAAACTTTCGTGCAGCCCTCGATCAATTTCCAGGCGCGGTCCCAGTACAGACCCTTCAATAGCCGTTTTTCATCCATTGCATTCTCCTCCCAGTGAGGGCATCAGGCGACATCATCTTCTCGGGCCGTTTCGGCCATGTTCGCCCGCACGATGGCCTCGGCGATGGCCGGGCAGACGGAATTTCCGCAGCGGGCGACCTGTTCGGCTGCGGTAGCGTTTGTTGTGGGTCATGGTCATCGATCGGCCCTCCGGTGCGCTTTGCGCTGGACGGAGGGGTCGTGCTTAAACTCGGGTCTGCCGTCTCCTGTGATGGCGCGGACCTCGATGGTCTGGCCCTCGGGAAATCTGCGCCTGAGCTTCAGTATTTCGGCGGCCTCTTCTTTGCTCAGGCCCTTGAGTTTGCGGATCTCCGCGGCGGTGAAGGGGACGTGGTCGGGGTAACGCTGGCGCAGGGCGGGCAGGTCTTCGGGATGTTCGGCCACCAGGTAGGCGATGCCTTCATCGGAGACGCCCAGGTGACAGTGGCCCTTGAATTCCGGTGCGGGTGACTCTGGGGCAGTGGCTCGGGATCCGTGGCCGGTGACCGGTGGTTCGTCGGCGGTGGTTGACGGCTGTTTTTTCTGGATGCGCAGGCCGGGGGGCAGGCCTTCGAGGATCCAGGCGCGCAGGTCGACGCCCTGCTCGTAGGCGTCGCCGGGGTCTTTGCCGACGGGGACGGGCCAGCGCTCGGCTTGGGGGAAGTGCTCGAGCCACCAGCGGGCGGATTGGCCGCCGGGGTTTTCGTGCTTGCCGGTGGTTTCGTTGCCGCGCGGTTCGAAATCGAGGGCCACCAGGATGGCGAGGGCGTCTTTCAGGATGTGGTAGGCGCCCGATCTGGGCTTGACGCTGCAGCTGGCCAGAGGGACGGAGCCGACCATGTCCCCTGCGACGGTGTCGATCAGAAGGCCGTCCAGGTCGGATTCGACGACGACGAAGGCTTTGCGGTCGGCGCCGTAGACGGGGACCTCGTTGCCGCTGCCCTTGAGGGCGACGTACTTGCCGCGGCCGTCTTCGAGATCGGCGGGGTGGCGCCGGATGCGCACGCGCTCGATGCGCACGCCGTTGATAGTGGGGATGACGATGCCCCGGGGGATCCACAGGCGGCGGGGTCGGCCGGTCTGCTCGTTTTTCTCCTCGGGCAGGCCCCACTCGGAGAGGGGGCGAAACTTGGTCTCGGGCCACCAGCCGAGGCGGTGCTTTTTGACAGCCTCAAGGGGAAGGCCGCGCGCCTGCAGGTAGGCGATCTGGTCGGGCTCGGCCAGAAGGCGGTGGTGGGCCCAGTCGACGAGGGTGGCGGCGTTCTGGCTCCAGGTCTCCCGGGGGGATGCGGCCTCCGAGGGGCTCCAGGCGGGGCCGGTCTCTTTTTCGGCGGCGGTCTTTCGCGCGCTCTCGTCGCGGCGGGGGGCTTTGCCTTGGCCCTTGCGGCATTTGTCGAGGACGGGGCAGGTGGAGGAGTCGCACTCTTTACCCAGGGCGGCGTGGGCCTCGGGGCAGCTCATGCCGTCGAACTGGCGCAGGAAGCTGATGGCGTCTCCGCCCTGCGGCGTGCAGGTGCGGCAGAAAAAGCGATCATCGGCCTTGACGCTGAAGCGGTCGCTCTTGGCCGGGTCTCCGCCAGATCCGCAGTGCGGGCAGGGACCGTGCCACTCGGAGCCGACCTTGCGGAGCTGGGTGTGCTGCTGTGCGAGTTCTAGGAGGTTCATTTTATCCATCCAGAGTAAAAATCAGTTTCAAAGCTTTATGACGATATGATCATCCAAAAACAGGGGGTAAAATGGTCATCATAAATATAACTTCCTGTTTTTCTTCTCTTTTATCTCTATTTATGACGATATTATTATTATCCTCAACACTCTAGTATGTTTCACTTCTCTTCTCTTGGCCTATATCCCCCATAGTGCTTTTACGCGCGGGAGTGTGTGGAATTTCGTCATATGGCCATAAACGGGTCTTTTGTTTAACAATTTCAAACCTTTATATTTATGATGACCATTTTTATGCCGTTTTTGGAATCGTCATATGGTCATAACCCCTTGCCCCCGTGTGGGGAGCTGCCCAGGATGATCGGGTGGTCATAGGGTCCCCGCTGGGATGTCGAGCCCGTAGACGCGCACCTGTCCGCCGGTGTCCTTGGCGGGGGGCAGGTGGTAGCCCTTGCGGCGCAGCTGGTCGGTGATGGCCTTTTTGCTGGGGCGGTAGCGCTCGCTCTCGTCGACGTTTTCTTCGTACCATTTTTTGAAATGCTCGTAGAAGGCCTTGAAGGTGACCCAGTCGTCGGGTTCGACGCGCTCGCAGATGGCTTCGATGAAGCGCTGGAGGTGGTCTTCTTCCCGGCGGACGGCTTCGGCGGCGGCTCGGAGCTTGGCGGGGGGATTGAGTCCGCCTTCGGACTGCCAGAGCAGGCAGCCGCGCACGAGCCAGGCGAGGATCCAGGGAGCTTCTTCTTTGAGTTTGGCGGGGAGGTCGGGATCCTTTTTTCGGTAGATGTGGGCGTTCTGGGGATCTTCTTTCTGATTGCGCTCGGGATCGTCGACGTAGCGCAGGGGATGCCAGAGGTAGAGCAGCCTGCGGAACATGGCGAAGTCGGAGGCCAGGCCCTTGGGCGGATGGTTGGTGTAGAGCACGAGTTTGTGGGTGGGCTTGAAGTTGATCTCGTACTTGTCGTGGGGGGCGCGGCCGGTGAGGGTGTCTCCGCCGGTAAGGCGCTTGACCTTGGCGGTGCTGATGCGCCGGTTCTGCTCGGTCTCGGAGGCGACGACGAGGCGCCTGCCGTAGAGGCTGATGATGTCGGGCGATGGTCCGGCGGAGCTTTTGGCGTTTTTCTGCTCGAGGATCATCTCGGGCTCGATGGACCAGGCGAGCTCTCCGAGGACTTCATGGAGGGTCTCGAACAGTGTGCCTTTGCCGTTGGCGCCGTCGCCCAAGAAACAGGCGATGAAGTGCTCGGTGCGCAGGCCGGTGATGGCGTAGCCGAGGAGGCGGTGGACGAAGCTGATGAGGTCCTCGTCGTCCTGGTAGATCTCGCGGATGAAGCGCTCGAAGTTCTGTCCGCCGAAGCCTTCGCCGGTGGCGAGGTAGTGGTTGACCCGGTCGCCTTCGGGAAAGGGGACGGCGACGGCGCGCATGAGGTAGTCATCGGGCTTGCCGGGTTGCAGCCGCCCGGTGCGTAGGTCGATGACGCCGTTGGGGCAGGGCAGCAGCCAGGGTTTGCGGTCTATCTCGTCGCCGACGATGGCGAGGGGATTCTCGACGCAGTGTGCCCAGAAAAGGGCTTTTTTCGCTCCGTTCTCGGAGCGCAGGCGATCGACGCGTCGGTCTAAGGATTTGCGTTTTCTGGCGAGACGACCGATCTTGTTGGTGAGGCGCTCGGCTTCGGCCTTGGCGGCTTTCTTTCCGGCGTCGTCCTCGGCGGCTTCGGCGGAGGCGCCGCTCTGTTCTGAGGAGGAGAGCTTTTCGCGCAGGGCGGAGATCTCGTCGGAGATCAATCCGGCCTGGTGCAGGTATTTGAGGGCGGCCTGCTCGACGGCCCGGACGGATTCGTCGAGGTGATCCCATTGCCAGTGATGTCCACACCACTTCATCCAGGGTTTTTTCTCTTTGGATTTGTTGCAGAGATAATGGCCGCGGTGGATGGCTGCGAAGAGGATGCCGTCGCCGCGCTCGTTGTTCTCGAGGCACTGCAGCACGAAGCGGGGATCGTCGGGTCCTCCGGATCCGGAGCCTTGTTTATCATCCTGGCCGGCGGACTGCTCGAGCAGTTCGGCTTCGGCCTTGCGGCGAGCTTCGACCTGGGCGCGCAGGTCGAGGATGTTGTCTTTTCCTCCGCCGCTCATCGGTGATCTCCGGTGAGGGCTGCGATGGCCCGTGTCCAATGGCGGACGGTGTCGGGGTGGACTCCGGCGGCCCTGGCGATAGGATCGACGGGCAGGCCGTGTCCGGAGAGGGCGGTGATCAGGAAAAGGGGGCGCCAGCCGAGGCGGCTTCCCTGCAAAAAGGTTCCGGAGCGGTTGGAAAAATACCGGCCGCAAGAGTTGCAGCAGACGCGGCGGTCCTGGCGCCAACTCTCCTGCGGCTTGGCCCCCTGGACGGCTACGGCGCACTCGGGGCATCGAGGCGGTCCGGGAGGATGGATGCGCGACAGAACCCACCGGCGGCAAAAGTCGAGATCAAGCGCCGCCGCCGTCAACGCGGCGGCGGCCTGATCAATCGAAAACGCTGGGAGCTGGTCCGTAACACACTGTAATTGTGGAGTTTCCATCAACATTTCAGTATTTCACTCAATCCATAAAAATTAAATGGACTCAAAGATTGGGGCTCAGCCGCCCGTATGCGGCTCAAATCCCGGGAAGGACCCGCGACGCTTCGATCACTTGACCAGCCTCCGCCAGTGGTGGGCGAATCTCTTGAGGAACTGCGACTGCGCCGCTTTGACAGTCGCCTTCTGCACCTTCGCCTGGTCGAACATCGAGGCGATGGTGATCGTTGACTTGCTTTCGATCGGCAGGCGGCTCTTGCCCATGCGCTCGAACACTCGAACACTGGCGTTTTTCGTGGTGGCGATGAAGGCCTTCGGCAGGTGCGTCCTTCGACCTCGAATGATCTGCACCGTCACGCCGCGCTGCCCTCGCGCCCTGCTCTGGATGCGTCCCCGCGTCCCGGTCTGAACCAGAACGCCCCGACTCGTGTCCCGGATCTCCTTCGCGCCGAAGTAGGTCAGCGAGATCGGACGACCCTTCGCCTGGATGATCGCGGTCAGGTCCGAGTTCCTGGCCTTCTTGATGTTCTTCACTTCCTGGTTGGCCTTCGTCGCCTTGATGTTCCACTTGGCGCGGATCTCTTTCTTGGCCTCAACCCGGGCTTTCCTCTCCGCTTCGTTGAGCGCCAGGCGCGACGCCCGGTCGAAGAGCTTCGGATCGAGAGCCCGCTTGGCCCGGTCGACGCCTTCCATCTTTACGGTAATTTGCATGACAGACCATCCTTTCTGGACGATTGACGATGCGCGTGATGCAGAGGGGGCGCGGGGGAGTCGCAGGCGTAAACGCCCTCGATGCCGCGAAACCAGCGCGGCGCATAGTCGGCACACTCCGGCGCGGGCAGATCCTTAGCCCAGGCCAGAAGAGAATCCCTGTGCATCTCCGAGCGGCCTCGGCAGCGGCGCGCTTGCTTACAGGTATGACAGACGACGTAGATCATTTCCAACCTCCGCATTTAGCCTGTGAGGCACGATCGGCAGAGGGGCGAGGGGAGAGCTCGCAGGCGTTGAGCCCCCGGCGGGCCACGGAGCGGATCATCTCCGGCGACTCGTCCGCCAGGCGGATGATCGTCTCGAACATCGGTCCCAGATCCCGTATTCTCTCCCGCGCGGCATCCCGCTCCTCTTTCAGCTGTCGGTTCTCATCGCGCAGCGGAGCGGCGTGCTGGCACATCATTTCTTTCCTCCCTCCACCACATACTCCCGCCGGTCCTTGAACTCTTCTTTCTTGCCCCGGTTCCACTGCTGCACCGGCCGGAAGAAGCCTACGACGCGGGAATAAACCTCGGTCCTTGCTGTGCATTCCTCGCTCATTGCTCAAAACCCCTTTCCGTGCTTCTGCGGCCGTGCGGCGTTCTTCTCCAGCTTGTCCGAGAGCGACCGCAGGAAACCAGCTTTACATCCGTTGCCTCCCACGTAGGAGAGCACCCGGATGACTACGTCCGCCAGCTCCTCGAGCAGGCGGGCGGGGTCCTTGACCTCCGAGGCGTCTCGATAGTCGCTCACTTCGCGGCGGTGCTCCTCGATCTCGTCGCAGACCGTGCAGATCTTCGCGATCAGCCACAGCATGCGGGTGTCCATGCCATCTCTAGGTCGGATCTCGTGCAGCGCCTCGGCCACCTCCGTGGCGATCAGCGCGACCTGCGTCGCGTGTTGTGACGTGTCGAACCCCTTCGAGCGCGTAATCTCAGCGCATCGATCGATCAGCGCAGGCAAAAACAGCTCCAGCGCCTGGGCCCTGTCTCTCACCTCGATCATGCCGTCCTCCTCTGGCACACCCTTTCCAGGATGAGATACCCCAGCAGATCGGCCTCGGTGTCTTCGCCCGCGTCCTGGCCCCGCATCAGCCGCGAGAGCTTATCGTCAAGCCTCACGTTGATCTGCTCCAGCGGGTCGGCTTTGGCAAACACCCGCACCGGATTCAGGGCGCTGTCTCCGTAGGCGATATTTTTATCGATCAGTCCCGCCTCGATTTCAGAGAGAACGTTCCGGAGGTCGGCCACGAAATCAGAGCCTCCAGCAGCGCAAAGGGCATCAACGGGGTTGGTGTAGACCTCTTTCGCCTGCTCGGATGAGAGCGGCGCGGGCCGTGACTCGGGCTCGATCGGCTCTACGGCCGCGGCCGTCTCCTGCGCCATGGCCTTTCGCAGGCAGGTATGGCACAGCCCCCGCCCGTAGATCTTCATCGTGCGGCCGCACGCCTTGCACGGCCGCATCGGCTTGACTTTGGTGTATTTGCCCTCGGCCTTGAGCGCGCGGTTGTAGCAGCCTCCGCACAGCCCCCGTCCGATGATCGGGCGCTCCCGGCCGCAGTCCTCGCAAGGGCGGATCGGCTTTCCCCACTTGTTAGTTTTGACCTCCACAGGCGTCTCCCTTTTCTTTTTTGGCCCCGTCTTTTTCCCCCCGGTCCGAGGGATCGTCTTCCGCTGGTCCTGGACGTCCTCCTCCGGAGGCTTCAGCGGCCGGCTGTCGAGCCAGTGCCCGCACATGAGGCAGACGATCGCCTCCACCCGCTCCAGATCGGTGTACATCACCCGGCGGCTGAAATTCGGCAGCCCCTGCACCTTGCAGTGCGCGCAGGTGATCACGGCGGCCGCCTCCATCAGTGCAGCACCACCAGGCGCACCCCGGCGAGCTCTTTGACCAGGCCGTGGCCCTCGTGCAGCGCCAGAGCCATGGTCTCGTAGTGCTGCGGATGGAGCAGGTAATCCGCAAAAGGCACCTGCAGCAGCTGATAGATGCCCAGCGCCTCGAATCTCTGGCCCATCACGTCCAGCACCTCGTCCGCGATCATCTCAACCACAGCAGCACCTCCCGCCCGGCCAGCTCCAGCACCCACAAAAAAAGCGCGGCGTAGATCACCAGATAGGTGAGCTGCTCTCCGCGCTCCATCGTATTCTTCGCGTTTTCCCTCATACAAATCATCACAGGCCCTCTTGACAGTATAAAATTAGATGATATTTAAGTTTAACTACCGGAGATCCGTCCCCGATCCTTGTAAAAAGTGCCCGGCGGCCAAGGAGGGGACCGTCGGGCCATCCACAGTCCCCTATGCCCGGGCTTGGGTCTCGGAGAGGGGCGGCTCCGCGTCGATCGCGTCCAGATCAGGGACAGGCAGCCCGTGGAGTATCAGCACATCACTCAGCGCCTCTCGATACCCCTGGGCGAAGGTCTGGTCCCGATAGTTGCGTGCAGCGAAGGCTTTACGGTGCCATACCTCGATAAATGCCTGAATGGACTCCACCTGCAGCAGGGTGGGCTCCGTTTCGTGCGTTTGTCGGATTTCTTCGATCAGATCATGATCGATCATGGCGGGGTTCCCTTCCATTAAGTGCATCGCAAGCGGGCCAGAGGCCCAAACAGATCGAATTTAAAAGGTGGTGCTTTTTTCGCTAAACGCCTGCGGCCTCATGTCCCTGATTTCATCGGCCACGTTTTCACAGGCCGCCTGGTGGACCGGGTCGCTGCTCTCGGCCTGCTCCCTGATCGCTGCCTCATAGCATTTCCGGTAGGCTCGATTGACGGCCTCTTCGATGTCATGATTGCTGCTCATTGCTTCCCCCCGCGCGGCTTCGGAAAGTGCCGTTGCATCTTCGGGTGCATCTCCAGGGCTTTCTTGCGGCCGTAGCGGTCCTCGTCTCGGCTGAAAAGCTTGATCTCAAGCTCCGTCGCTGGGTCCAGCTCTCCGTCGGCCTTCTCGATCAGCTGATCAAAGAGCCGATCCAGCTGACGGCTCACCCGGCGCAGCTCTTCTTTGATTTCCCGCACGTCCTGAGATTCCATGTCGCTGTGTGACCTTCCCTTTAGCCTTTTAACTTTGTTTCCCGTCTCCCCTCTGGCATCATGCCGGAGGGGACCAACACTCAAGCCAGAAAAGGAGACGGAAGATGAAAATGCCAAACATCAAAACCGTTCTTGAAAAACCTGTTAACGGCGTTAAATTCGAAGTTCTCGCCTACCGCAAACTCACCGATCGCGAAATGCTCCAGGCAGTTGCCCATTTCTTCAGATCTGCCAAAAAAAAGCCAAAGCCTGGCTCCACCATTACAATTGTTTCCGTGATTCAGTAGGCGGAGCAGAGCATCCCGGCGCGTGTATGTAGTACCCGGCCAAAGATTCGGCCCCTCTCATGGATTCGGAATCAATCTTCTCGAAAGGCGCGCCACATTCGGGGCAGGTGCTGCCCTCGAGCGCGCCATGGATAACCTTTATTTTTCCCGCCTCGTGCGCCATGTCGATCAAACCTCCGCCCGCGCCTGCACCGCGCTCAGAAACACATGCGCCTGGCGGATCATCTCCAGCGTCTCGCGCTCGATCCGCTTGGCTTCGCGCCCATCGATGCGGCCGTCCATCAGCGCCCGGCCCGACACCTGGACCATGTCGCCAAACTCCTTCACCGTGGCGTAGAGCTCCGCCTGCACATCGTCCAGGTTCGCGGGCGCCTCCGGCATGTCGATAGCGATGCGCCCCACCGAAGCCTCCAGCCAGTCCAGCGCCAGGCGGCCGCCCGTCAGCTTTGCAAACATCGACAGAGCCCCGGCCCGCAGATGAAACTCCGGCAGGTCCGGGTTGCAAGCGTTCATCAGCATGCTGTAGCTGATGCCCAGCTCCTCGGCCACGGCCCGAGACGACATTTTCGAGCCCCTCAGGTCCTCGTGCAGCGCTTCTTTGAATGTTCCGACCAGCCTCGGCATTAGATTCGCTCCCGTTATTCTACTTTTAATGAGAATTCGGCTGTTGTAGCGTGGCATCATGAGAACACCCGTCGTCGCAGCCGTCCTCCATTGCCACAAGCAGGCCCTCGGTGCGCATCCGCCTGATAATCAGGCGCGCGTTGCTCGCCCGCTGACTGAATCCCCGCTCGTTCCTCAAGATCATGTCCAGCTGACGGCGATCCTTAAAACCGCACTGCCGCGCAAACTCCTGCACGCTGCCGTATTTCTCCCGAATGTTCAGCCGGGTCTCCGCCGCGTCAATTTTCATTTGTCTCTACCTCTCTTGATCTGTTATGTTCTTAAACGTTGTTATTTATCTATCTCTGGAAGGGGCGATCATGAGCCTTGCCGACCTCGTCAAGATCGACTGTTCGAATTGCGGCCATGAAGTCAAGAAACCGCTCACTTGGTTTAAGCACCACCCGCGTCCGTGCCCCCACTGCGGGGCGTTGATCGACGGTAAGCAGCTCGCCAGGTCCGTCGAGGCTGCCGATAAACAGATCGATTCGCTCTTTAAGGGCCTCAAGCCTTGAAAGCGCGACCAGCTCCGAAAGCAGCGGATTGATCTGGTCATCGACTTCGATTTTTATCGACGTATTCGACATGCCGTTCACTCACTTTGCCAAGGGGGAAACATGACCAACCGCGACATCTACTGCATCATTCTCAGTGAGGCCTCTGGAAAGCCGCGAAGCGAAGTAGAGGCCCTTGTGGAAGCCATGACGGGTATTGCCGGGCGAGGCAACCTTGACGTCGAATTGCCCGACGCCAAGGCTCAGACGCTTCTCGCCGATCTCAGGAAAGAGCTCCCCGGCATCCGCCTTTGGCTGGAGCAGGGCGCGTCGATGGCCCGCAAGGATTGGGGTCTGCCGTAAGGACCGCGCCCATGACTCTCTGAGCGGCGCTGATCGATTCGGAGCTGCTGAAAACCTCTTTCAGGAATGCGTTCCATGCGTTCATGATCGTCTCCGTGGCTAGATGTTTTCGTGGACAAAAGCATCACCGATATAGGTGAGATACGTAAGGCGGCCCTTCACAGTGCCCGTGCTCATTTAAAAAAGACCCTAAGCGCCCTCCGCGGCGGGTGTCCCGGATGATCAGATCCACAATCCAGCGGGCCATCCGTGCCTCGATGCGTTGTCTGATGGTTAAGGTCATGAGCCGTTTTCCTTTTTAGAAAATTAGAAGTTTCTCTATTGGATGTAGGTACAATAATACGAGTTCGTAAGTCTGTCAACGGTAAAAATTACTAATTCGAAAGTTTTTTAATTGAGTATTGCCGAGCGATTACAAAAAGCCTTGTCTGACAAAGGCTTAAGCCCTGCCGAGCTCTCCAGGCGGGCAGGGGTCCCTCAGCCCCGACTGTCCCAGATTTTGAGTGGGAAAACGCCCAATCCAAGATGGGATACGATTTCGAAACTTTCGGTCCACCTCGGGGTTCCTGCGGAGTGGTTATTTTCGGGTAAAGAAGATACGTTCATCGCACCACAACCTACAGTGCAGGAAACGTCTACTGATTATCTCAAGCAGAAAGACCGAAGGCTTCGGGAGTTGGTCTTTATTTTTGAGCGACTGCCAGATGATGATCGAGACAGCTTGCTCAAAGCTGCCCGGGGGTTGGCGCTGGTGAACGAGTCGCGGGAAAACGGCGAAGGGGGCTCAAACTCGACGGAGATGAACTCCGCATAGAGATGAGGCGGCTTGGATGGAAAATCATTTGCTGATATGGCGGGTGCCATGGAGGGCATCACTGTTCTGACTGACTTTTAAAATCGAGAGGAGGATGGCGTGAGATTAATTATTGTTTTGACATTCACCGCAGCTTTGGTCGGCTGCGCGTCACTGTATGAGCCGATGATGCCGATCTATAGTCTGAACCCATCTGTAAGCCCGGATGGCGACAAAAAGTTTAACTTTGTCATCACCGAAAATCACTCTGCATACGATAGTGGCTCCCCAAATGAGGCGGAGAAATTAAGAGTGGCCTTCTTAGAAAGCGAGCTGGGGCGGCAGCACTTGTGCCAGAACGGATACATTATAGAGAAAAGATATTCCACTACTAATGGCTTTCTGGTCTACGATGGCGTCTGTAGGTAGATTTTTGCAGGAGGGATTGAATATGAGATTTCTTATTTTAGGTATTTTGGGCGCCACGCTGATTGGATGTGCGGCCCAAAACATACCCGTCAGAGCAAACCTTAATGACTTTGTGGTCATGGGCGCCGAAACAAACTCAAAGCAGCCTATCCACGTGGCTTATTCCTCTGATGTTGAGGGCGGCAAAATTATCCCACGGCTGGAGGGTGGTGCGACCCTGCCGGAGGGGCACAGTCACCCAGGGTTTATGGTCGACGAGCCAGATCTACTAAAGAAAATGATTGACGAATATATATCAATCAATATGGGCGCGATAACAGATGGCTTAGGTAAGCGAATCAGGCGGATAAGGAAAGATGCTGGGCTGAACCAGAGGGATCTCGGTTTGCTCCTAGGCGTTGGGATTACAGCTATTTCCGATTACGAAACAGGAAATACCAGCCCAAGCCCTGAAAGCCTCGCCAAAATAGCCGAACTCGGTAAAGTCAGTCTTGATTGGCTCATCACCGGCCGGGAAGATAAGGGCCACGGGCATATCAATGACCAGGACCCTAATTATAAGAGGGCGGGCGCGATTGATCGTGAGCTGCTGCGGCTGGTGATCGAAGGCGTCGAGCAGGGGACCAAAGAAGCGCAGGTCACGCTCCCCCCAGAGAAAAAAGCGGAGCTGGTCCTGATGCTCTGCGATCTGTACGCCGAAGAAAAACAGGTAGATATGGCGACGGTTTTGAAATTGATTCGATTGGCGGCTTGACCTGATTCCACTTAATGACTTCATCAGGAGGGGCGGTTTGGAATTCACTGCAAGTCATCAAATTTATTATTCTACAAAAAACCCAATCCCCATTTCCCAGGTTGCAGAATCACTTCTTGCCCTTGAACGGATCATCCAGAGATCACCCATCGTTCTTGAGAAGCTCTTTGATGGCGTCAAAATCCAAAAAATCCATGCCTATGTCGAACGAATAGAATCAGGTAGCCTTACTGAACGAATTATTGTAAGATTTTTATTCGGTTCTCAGGAGAAGTTCGATGATTTTGTCGACAAGGTGAGTAAGGGGGCAGGCATGGAAAAGCTGAGAGAGACACCCATATTTCCAATTATAATAATGGGCATTGTACTGTCTGGGGCAATGATAGCCCACGACAATTGGGGCGGGCCTCCGGAGAACAGGACAGTCATTGAGGCAAACAATAATACAATCATAAATCTGGGTGCCGGCATGGTGGACATGGATCCGGTCACCTTTCGCGCTATCGTCGAAACTGCTGTGAGCAACAGGGCAGACCTTGCGAGAGACACTGTCAAAATAATTCGCCCGGCAAAGTCGGACAAAGACTCCAACATTGTCTTTGATGATATTCCCGAGCTGACTTTGGCATCAGAGACGATTCGCGCGATTCCGACTTATCTCAAGGATGACATTTCGGATGAATCAATCAGTGATTATGAAAAAGTCGAAATTGAAATTAGAGCCATAGACCTCGACAGCCTGAAGAGGGGATGGGCTGTAAAAATTCCCGCAGTCCACGAGAAGCGCATCCCTCTGCAGATTGATAAAAGCATTGATCCAGAAATTCTGATTGGTAAAAAGTTCTTTAAAGGCGACGTTACGGTTATTTTTAAAAAGGACGCTCAAGGAAGCGACATCCCCGAAAAGGGTTTTTTGCGGCGGCTGCACCCTGATGAGGAAAACCCTCCCGACCGCAAAAAGGTTTTGAGAAAAATAACACTTGATTGAATCGAATGGAGGGGCAAGTGTCTGAGGCATTCACTCGGAAAAGGGAAGAAATAGCACGATTCATTAGAAACGCCGCCAACCCAAGCAGCACGGACTCCTGCACCGACTGCGGCAAGAGAATCAGCATCCTTAAAAACCTGCTGATCATCGCCCTGATCGGCACCATGTTCCCCCACGCAGGCCTCAACGCCTTCACCTCCATTGCCACAGCCATCCTCTTTCTGCTTCTATTCACCTTCCACTTCCGAAATCCCGGCCGACTATCTCGAAAGTTCGCGGCCGCTACCCTGCTGCTGCTATCCGCCTCGGTCTTCTCCGGCTGCTCACCACTTGTGGTCAGTGATAACCCCGAAGTGATCCAGCTCTGTGAAAGCCGATACGATGCCAGCGGCGAGACCTGCCGTTTCGGAATCTCCCGGGGAGTTCGCGTGTTGGGGATCCCCGTCATCCGCGCCTCTATCGAAGACGCTAAACTTCAGGGCGGCATCTCAGAGGCCTTCGTCACCGAATTGATATACGGAAACGGCCTGGTCAGTGTGGACCAGGTGCGGGTTTATGGGAGCTGAAATTAAAGGAGGCAGGGTATGAGAATTTTTGTCCTGATAATTACACTGGTCCTTTCCGGATGCTTTGCTCCTCTGAATATTCCTGATACCACACCTATTCACGAAACTAGGATTTTACTCGTAGCCGAGACCGTCGACATCGGGCGGCAGACCGTTTATGAGGACCAGGAACTGAAACATTACAAAGTCGATGGCCAGGACGTTTACTGCTCTGAACTGTACAGCTTAGATCTGAAAGCCTTCCGGTGCTTCGGAGGGGAGATGCCTGAACTTACCACAGGCATGGATCCGCTATCCTTTGAGAAAATACCTCTGGAGCGGCCCATTCTGGTGAAAACAGTTTCAAAATAG